ACTTTGTTGAGCTTCTCGCTCGGCTTTGGGACTTGTCCGGCAATGCACAATACTTGGAGGCTTTTGCGCGACGACACAACCGCAACATGCACGCTAGCAACGGCAACATAGATGCCGCACCTTTGCGTGCACGTGGCGGTGCAAATCCACCCCAACCCCCGGCAAGGCGCGGCTACGCAGATGTAGCTGCCAATGGCCGTCGTGGTGAGGATGGTGAGCAAGGTCGCCAAGGCAATGCGCTGCGTCAGCACCAGCGCAATGTGCGTCATGGACGTCAACAGCAGCACCAGAATCAGCGCAATGGTGCAGCTATTGACCGCGGTGTCAATGAACACCGGTTGGACCGAGCTTATCAAACCGCCGTTGCCACTGGCTTTCGCACAGCAGGGGCATTGGCGCGGTTCAACGAGTGGGCGGCTGCCAATGCCGCGCAAATCAACCCGGCCAGCATACCCATTTGTGTCGAGTGTGGTAATGCTGCGATCGAGTTGTGCCAACATTTTGTGCACGAAGCTGCACCAGCTGTGGAGGCTGACGTGCCAGTGCTCGGGATTGTTGGACGTGCTGAGTTTGCCAATCGGTGGTTATGGCAAACGTGGGTGGATGGCGTTCGGCGCGCTTTCTATGCACCGAGGTTCAATTTGAACGTCGTCAACAATCATCAGATCCGTGGTGTCTTTCGAGATTTTGACACCAGTGAACTTACCGATGATCTGATATGTGAGGAGCTCTACTCACACATTCGCACCGAAATGCATGTTCATTACCGAGTGAACGGCAGAGAGGATCGCGATCTGCGACTTGAGCATTGCCGCAAATTGGCGCGGCGATGGTGCGAGAAGAAGAAGATTGCAGTCGAAACTGCTTTTTCTGCGAACATTTTCGTGCTTACTGTACAACGGGCTTGTGACCAATATGAAAACACAGCGCTCTATGCTCCCCAGAATCCAAACTGGGCTAGTTTGAGCCTGTCTTTTCCAAGGGCCTGGGTTTGTATAGTTATTTGCGCGGTTATCATCTTCATGTTCCGCGGAGTATTGTTCGACATTGCTGCAAGTCTGACGAGGCCTATTTTGAAGGCCGCGCTCCAGGTGATGGCACACCTAATGGTTTGCCTCATCCGGCTGACTGGAGATGTCCTCGGATATCTTACCAGTCTTCAAGAACTGCAGAGATGAACTGCAAACCTCAACATTATGTACGCGCATTACATTTTACTCCTGATCGTGATTTCCAAGAGATTGCGATGAGCAGTTGTATACATAATGAAACTGTTGGCCTGTATTATAGGTGGATGCGGGAAACACCAACACCTCAACCTCGAAAGATTGATCAGTTGCGTTTGGCTAGAATAGTAGATAAAATTGCAAACGAG